AAAAGTTCGTTTATATGCTCTGCCTTGATGATCATATCTTTATTGACCACTGGAACAACATTGCCCATTCCCCATCCACGTGAATGAGAATCTTTTGTGTTTTGATTTAGTTCTGAGAATGTAGCATTAGGAATATCATCACTCCAATGGGTATTATATACCGAAACCAGTTCATTAAACTGATCGGATGTAATAACCTTACCCTTACCGATTGGAGTATTTGTTGCCATTTTACTTGGCTCCTACAACTACTTCTACCAGACCAATACTTTCTGTTGACTTGTCTTCTAATGCTCTTCCGACAATTCTATACCAATCCATGTGCTCTTGCATCTCATAGTCTGTAGCAGCACGTGCCACGCCAGGAGTTTCACTTGTTAAAAGTCTTTGACCTTTTTTCACTGGTCCAATAACTTTACATGGAACGCGCCCTTCAAGGGCAACTGCTACTCGTGTACCAGTTAAATCACTGTTCATCAAATATGCTGGGTCAGTTGATACAATACCAAATACATCACCACAGAATGCTGTGGTTGTTTGTGTAACTTCTGCTTCGCCCCCGATCTTCATAACAGTGCCAGGTTCATAGTCGGCATCGCTTGAATACATTTCCGCAAGGTCAGCATACTGTGCTGTTGTTGCGGTACCATGAAATTTAAATCCATCACGCAATGTAATACCTTGTTGAATGTGAGCATGGTTATCATCTTCTTCTACATCACCTTGTGATGGAAGTCCATCGTTGCCGATTACTCTTTTGAAATTGTTTTTGAATGTTTCAAAGTATTGATCATCCGCATGTACATAAAAGTTTGTTGAACTAAAAACGCCAACCAATGCTTTATTTCCTGTACTGTTATCATCAAAAAATCCTACAACTTTTTGATAAGTACCAGAGTTATCCATAATCTTAATTGTACGAACACCAGCAATACCCAAGTCCATCCATTCTTTAGAAGTGATAACACCATCACCATCTCTGTATTCTTTTAAAAAATAGAACAGGTCTTCTTGTTTATTAAAGTATAGTTGTCCACCTACTCCTTTACTCGCATCAGGTTCCACATCACTAGCAAAGTTTTCCATTAGGTGAAGTTGGTTCTCAGCAATAGTTTCACCATAACCTGTCCAGTTTTTGCCAACAAATGTTAGGTGTGTCTCTACATTAAGAGTGCCATTTTCTACCAATATTTCACTGTCTACATTAGCGTTTGATAAATCGAATTTATTAACCTTGTATGCCATATTATCCACCTACCTTTACACGAAGTGTGTATGTTATTTTTAATCGTCTATTTGCACTTTTTTCAATTGGATGGAATATAATATGTGTTAGATAATCACCACCTTGATTTGTATCAGGGTCAAAATCAACACCATTAATAATACCGATTTCGTCAAAAATATATGGAGAATTCGCTTGATCTCCCAAATCTTCTTCTGGTTGATCTTCTGGGAGGTTGTATGGCAAAATGCTTGTGATGATAATATCTGAATAATGTGTATCTTCTAAATGTAAAATTTCAAAAGACAAATTTGTATCTGTATAAACTGCTTCATATAGTGCACCCTCTGCGTCATTGACGTTTGGTGACTTATAAGAAATATTACCAGATGGATCATGAACCGATCCATTGATACCATATCGTATGCCTTTGATAGCATACTCAGAATTACTAATTAATGTGTATGCTATTGACTTTGACATATTTTCAAAATTAATAGCATTGTGCTTATCTAACAACACTTCTCCACTGTCCATGTCTGTAATTAGTACATGTCCATCCATTTCAAGTGCTGTATCATCTAAAATTTCATTTTTCATACAAATATTCTCCGCTATTAATTATTTATCTATTATTATAAAGGGGTATAACTACCCTTCTTATCTCTCACATCTTCATCTGAAATTAGAGCGTCAACAGTTTCATCTTCATTGACTTTGAATACATTGTAATTCAAATTTGTATCTTGGGTATATAATATACTATCACCATCGTTTTTGTCAATAAGAATATCAAGTGATTCATCGATTATTGTATTGACTTCAAATCTTCTATATGATTGTTTATTATTCAAATTTGACGCAAAATTGAAATCAAGTGGATGATCATCAATAACTTCATCTACAAAACTAATCACATTTACATCAGTCAGATCGATATCATTATTTTCTTGCCAATCACTTACATATGTTGGCTCGTCATTAAAATTGTCCACATAGACATAATCAAAAATTGCTCTACCTTCATCTTCACTAATTCTAGGAAGATCAATACGAATATCTTTATTAACAGATACTTCTGTCATTGTTACGTTTACATCTTCGTGAACAAAATTTTCATCGAACATAGTTCTGATTTTTGTATGATATGGTTTTATTGTATTTGTATACTCAATAACCGTATCAATACCATTGCGTCTATATTTAGTTGGACGATCAATAATATTATGGACAACATCAGTTTCTACATCCAATCTAATATATGTAGTCTTGTAGAACCAATCTACTTGATCATGTAGACTTGCTGTATACTTAACCATACCAAAGAATAGTTTGTTGAAGTTTTGAATATCCTGTCCAATGAACAAATCTTCACGACATGCTTTTATAATCAAACCCATAAAGTATCCTACATCCATGTCCCACATAGATGCTTCCCATGACTTTGTATCCCAACCAATCTGTTTAAATTTATTCCATACTAGATCATTGAACTGGATAGTTCCATTTCGTTTCTTGATCAATACCCACTCGTTGTCAACAAGTAGATATGTTTCATCTCTGGATACGTGATCCTTGCCTTTTACAAATCTAACAATCTGGTGCTTAGTCTTGTCAACTGCTTCTAACTCATCTTTTGTATAAACATTGATAGATGGGTCAGATGTTACACTATAGTTTTCATTAATGTAATCTGTCCATTCCCATGTTCTATTCATATCATAACCGGGACTTAAATACCACCCATCTGCTGTTGCTTCTTCAATAGAATTTCTAGTCCAGAACCAAAGTTCATTTTTCTTTTCATTATAATACGATGTGCCTTTTAGTGGTCGGTCTATATCTTCCGATGGATGATCTGCTGTGCCAATGATCGTTTGACTAGATAGTGGATGGTGAACTTTAGTAATAATTCTATCCCAAGTATCAGCACGTTCCATTGTTACATTTTGATTAACAAGAAGTCTATTGATAAGTAATACCGCTTCTTTTCTAGCATCCCAAACATCACGGAACCATGACTGACTGTAATACTTGTTATTATATTTAAAGTTTCTATTATCACCATAGCGATTGAATTCATTCAACTCTGGTGCAGGAAGCGGATTACCTGTAACACGTTGTGTTCCAACTAAATTGTCTTCCAATCCAACATACCAATAATCAGGAATAAGGTCTTTGTTTTCCGCAATTACTGTCCAACTTTCGTGATCAAGATTATCTGGTTTCATAGTAATCTGTAGAATTGTAGAATCATCATTTAGATATCTATCAACACCATTACCAATGAATGTTGTTTCACTAGTTGCCGCACACCATGAAATACCATTTGCACTTGGATCATTGATAATAGATGCGATTTCTGTTACTGTGATTGAACGGTTTTCATCTGACGTTGTTGTTTTATTTTTAACCCAGAAGTAGTAAACACTTTCGTATCTATCAAATGTTCTATCGTATTCCATTTCTTCTGTGTAGTAATAATCAAAACTATCTGTCTCTTTATCATATACTGCGAATGGTTCACCAGATGCTTCGTAACCAAACTCTAGTGATTTTGCTTCAACTTTTTCTGCCCAATCTTGTGGAGGAACAGAACTCTTAGTCCATTCCCAAACATCAATACGTGATCCTTGTGTTTGTTCTCCCCAATACTGCCTCTTGTATTCGTCATCACCCTGTTCATAGTCAATATACTTAACAGTTCTAGTATCCCACCAAACTGTTCCTACTTCTGCTTCACCCCATGAATTATTTTCACTTAGTGTAGTATTTTCATCTGTGCTATCACTGTAGATAGCAAGGTCAACTGCTGATATAAAATCGATTTCTTTTCTGGCGACACCTGGGATAATTCCACGTAGCGGATCAAATACTTCTAGTTCTCTTATAGTTTCATTTGACGCAGCATCATAGATTACTACGTTCTCGATTCTATCATTCATAACTCTTTTTGATAGTTCACGAACTTTATTGAATTGTCCTTGGAATGTTCCTGTATAGTCACTAGATTTATTACCAAGAGAATCATATTGATATACTACCTCACTTGGTTGTCCATTTACATTTTCACCTACATAAACAAGATCACCGTGCACATATGAATATCCCCTTGTAGTTTCTTTTGATTTTTCAAATTCTAACATAGACCTAAATCTTCTGTTTCTCAAAACAAAAACGCCCTCTGCTATGCCATCTGTATCAATATATTTGTCAATTGTAAACGTATAACCAACCGTTGATACTTGCGTGTCTGTTACCATATGAATACCAACTGTGCTTGGAACAGTAGTCGTGTTTAGGAACATCACGTAATCACCAACCTCAACGTTATGATCTATTTCAACATCGTCTGATCTGATAATTCTAACCACAGCATCATTACCACGATCTGTTTCAGCACCTTTTACTATTTCTGCTCTGCCACCCATAGGTTGGAACTTTTGATAGTTCCATCCAAAGAATTTGTTAGTTATGCCATTAGAAATAGTATTTCCCAATTTACCATCGTCAACAATCCAATAAGATGCTAGGGCATCATCGGTTTCAGAAACATCTAACCATTGTGTGTTTGTGAATTCATTTTCAGATAATCCACGTGGTTGTGAAAACACGCCTGTTGGGAAGTCTAGTAGAACAGTTGTATCTGATCCCGCGATCTCCATTGTAGAATTTTCACTAGATATAACAAATACACCATTATTATAACTTGCACTTACTTGCGGAATTCCTGATTCATTAATAAATGAAACAACATCAGATATGCTATTAGATGTCGGAATAGGAGTATTTGGATCAAAATTAATAAATGTTGTTTGTAATCCTAGTTTTTCAGCACCTGTTCCAGTAAATGAAATTCTATAATTTTCATCAATGTTATTGTCGCTCAATGGATTTACATTTTCTGTTATTACAATTTTGTTACCATCACGTGCCGCAGAAATTGGACCGCCAGTTGCTGTAAGTGTCACTGATGATAAACCTGCATTAAGTTGATTTACAATATCATCAATTTCAGTAACATCAAACTCTGAACCAAAATCTGGAACTTGACTATCAATATAGTATGCTGACGAAACGCTACTTGCCAAAATAGAAACAGCAGTTATTCCAAATTCTGGAAGTGAACTAACTGTTAAACTATCTGTTAAACTTGATGGGGTAAAATCAATATTATTGTTCAATACACCAAAATTAGGCAAAGATGAAATCATTAATGCAAATTGATCATTTGTCATAGTAAACGTCGATGGAACATCTTCATGAGATAGAGTCAACGTTACTTGTTCTTCTGCTTTTAATTCAGGAAATGTTACAGTTTGTCCATCTTTAGAATAAGAAGTAATTGTTGATGTTTCGATAGACCACTCGTCAGACAGATCATATTGAGAGTCGATTTCAAATGAATTATCTACTTTTTGAAAACTAATCACTACCGTCTCACCACCATTCAGTGGGTCAGTTAATATAACTTCATTAGTTCCATAGTTTGCTTGATGCGATACCATCACCCCATCAACAAGAACTTTTGAAATACCCAAAGAACCATCTTGTATATCTTGACTAACCACAAATGTAGTATCACCAACCACTGCTGTGAATGTGTCAGGAGTTGGTACTCCATCAGTAGTCCAAGTTGCGGTGAATGTTTTTGTTACATTACTTGGTGTATTGATTATCTCTGTAGAATACAATGGATTTTTAAGGTCAAATGTATTTCCGTTGATCGTAAACGGATCAGAATTTGTAACATCGGCCTCTCCATCAACGGCACCAAATGATAAGTAAATAGCAGGTGTTTGTGTATTAGGTATTCCATCATAATTTGGTTTGCCTTTTAAAACCTTTTTAGTTTTGAATTTTTCAAATATAATTGGCACATTGTTTATGTTAATAACATCATTATGTTTTAACAAATCTCCACCATCTCCATACTCTAATCCAACTACAATTATATCTTGCCAATTTGGTCTAGTAGAGTTAAATGAAACATCCATGTTGTCTATTGTCATAATATGACCATATGGAATCAATGTATCTTGTGGAACTGATTTAGTAACACTCACCGTTTCAGATTCTCTAACATATGGAATTACGTCTACATTACACTTTAATAACTTTCCATCTTTACGAACAATATCTCCACGGAAATATTCTTGTTTACCATTCCATGATGGTATCTTTGCCCAATCTTTTGTTTCAATATCAAGTGATAACAGATCATCAACATCTGTTACAGTGTAATCTGATTCTCCAATCATAACTGATCCACCAGTGTAGAAATTTTCAAAACTACTATTAAATGTAGCAATGTCTACGGTTCTGAATACAGGAGTTTTTTCGTTGTTTACAAATTCAATATCGCTGTCGTTTAAGTTTAGAACAAGTGAATTATCAACAATATCATCGTTTGTAATTTTGATTTCTGTAGCATAATTTCTAATAGTATCACCATAATAACTGTGACGGAACATCCATTCTTCATTTACATCAATGTTACTGTTTCCACCATTTACAAAATTACTTCTACCAATTCTTTCAATGTTATCACGTGTTCCTTTACGTTTAATAACACCTTGGAAGAATTTATTTACTGTATTAGCGTCTAATCCTAGTTCATTAACCCATTCACGTGATACGTTTCCAAGTGTCATGTTTTCAACTTCTTGAATATCTTTATTAAACTTAGACACGTCTAAGTTGTAAAAATCAGAAGCATTATCAATCAAACTATCAAAGTTCTGAATGATTGTATTGCCACTAACAATATAACCAGGTGCTACCGTAGAACCATTCCAATTCTTTGTTTTCTCACCTGACATTTTAATTCTGTTATGACGAATACCCATTACGTCATCAAAAATAATTTCACCGAATTTTGTTTTATTATCCAAAACAAGATTATGATCAAAGTATATAACACTAATGGCAGCACTTACAATCTCACCAGTTTTACCAGACAATGAAACTGCTTCCTGATCTTGATATTCTTGCCACTGTGTTTCTGTTCCCTTAAATGTTTCTGTTCCTTCCTGAACAACCTGAACAATTGATTCACCTTGAACATCAATCTGTCTTACTCTTGGATTAAGTAATATTTGTGTTCCTTTGCGTGTGATACAAAGATCACTGTATTCAATATCAACTATTTTACCCTCTGAATCTTTTACAAGAATTGAGTTATATGAACCAGGAAGTTCTCCAAACTTTTGGACTACGCCAAACTCTGAATCAAATGATAAACTTGACCCAACTGATACTGTGTAATACTGATCAACATCTGCTACGATTGCCCATTGTGCAAACTCTAATGCTTTGCTATCACCGTCTACATCAAATACAAATCCTGATACTGTTAGGTATTGATAGTATCCACGAATAAAGTCATATACATCTTGAACTCTGGCAAACTTGTGACCAAATTCTACATAAGAAAGTTTATCACTAAACGAATTGAATTTTTTAACTGTGGTTGTTGAACTTAGTTCTACTACTTTGTAATCATTTGTATTTCTACCAGTTGGTCGTAGATACTTAAACATTTGTTTATGTTTACTATAACCACTTACAATATATCCACTATCTGTTTTTTCAATATCAATAGCACTTGCTACAATAAGTTCATTTGGAACATCTTGGTTTAAAATAATTTCATAATCATTGAATCCTAGAGCAAACTTACCAACTGGTCCAGTTTCTGTTGAAACGTTGATCATATGCTGTGCGGTGTAACCATTTAAGTTTTGTGTAAGTCTTGTGTGGATTGACTTGTAAAATGATTCCATATCTTGTTCTAGTTGGTTTCTAACAATATAGTTTCTTTGAATATGCGAAAGTCCACCAACCCATTGACGATTGTCTTCAAGAACAACATTTACTTCAAATCCACCAATTGATCTCTTGATATTATTTGATGTTCCAACAAGAACAATACTTGGAACCATTTCATACCCACTACCAGAACCTAGTAGATTAATGTTTTCTATTTTACCATCTTTGATTTGTAGGTCAATGTCAGCATGTTTCGTGTAGTTGTCTGTGACAAAATACATCTCTAAAGTATCACCATACTGTGCGTATTGATCAGAACTACTAATCAAATTAATTTCTTTTACTTTTTTACCAAAACCAGAACCATGGATAATTGAAGACTTTGGAGAAACAATTTTTCTATCAACAAAACTTGATGAAATATACTGTCCGTCAAATACACCAACATTGAAAATTTTATTCCAAATAGTTGTTGGATTTAATTTTAACATCGCGTCCAAAGTTACTGATTGACCAATTGAACTCAATCTCCATTCTGTTTCACTTGGTGACCAATCACCAAATACAAATTCTTCTGCCGCATCAACTTGATCAGGAGAACCAAGAATTAGTTGTGGCGATAATAGATTTCCATTTGTATCAACAGGGCATAGGTTGTCCCAATCCCACAAGTATAGGTTGTTTACTGTAGAAATTTTTAAATCAGAGATAAGTGCTTCACGCTTATCTGTATCCGTCCAACTATATTTGTCATCCCAATCACTTGGTTTTGTTGTGTATCCAAACATGTGCCATGGGGTAATGTGTGGTGTATGTGTTGCGAAATTATAGATATAACAACCTTGCCACCCACCTACATGACTTACTGTTTTGTAATTCCATGTTTTGGGATCATCCGTATCATACACACGAGTGTCTACAATATTATTTTTAGAAACATAATCAGCAAAGAAATATTCTAAATGAGAATCAATATGATCACGCTGTCTTGTATCAATAAAGTTTGAAAAACTTTCACCTTGTGTTTTTACCATATTATCATAGATACGATTTTCTAATTCCCACAATCCAGAGATGATAGGATTAAAATGTTGACTTCTTGTGTTGTAAAGATCAATTGTATCTTGTGTGATATCTACAACACTTCCATCATGACAATAAAGTTTTGAACCAATGATCTGTGGTTTGTAGATTTTAGAAAGTCCAAGTTTTGCCAAACTTGCTGGAACAAAACATTCGTCATAATGATTATGATGAGAAACAATAACTTGAACACTACGTGTGTTTGTTACAAATGGTGTTGCTGTTTTTGTTAAAACAATTGTTGATCCTTCAATGGTATAGTCTACGTCTCTAACCAATAGTTCTGTGATAGGAGAATCGTTTTCATCTCTGTTGTGTAGTAGATGAACATAAACATGATCGCCTTTAAAGTAATCACGATTGTATCCTCTGATGATGTGAATGATACCATTTTCTGGATAATCATAAATTTTATCCTTGAATGTATCACTGTAGATCATATTACTATCTGCGTGAATGTCTTTGTTTGATTTTGAGTTTTTAAAGTTTTCAAGTGTTGAGTTTACCAATTCACGTGCGCTATCAAACGTTTTTGTTTTGAATTGACGCTGTAATTGGTTTGTAAATCTTTTTCTAAATGACCACCAATCTCTACCTTGTTCATACAATGCTTGTGTTATATTCATATTTGGATTTGAATAACACATATCATGCATAATAGAATTTTCATCTGTTAGGGAAATTGTGCCGCCATATGTTAATGTTTTTTGTATCTTGTGATAGTTGTTACTACCAATTGATTCACCTTTGATATTTGGAACCGAAGTAATTAAACTTTCCCAATGATTTAATGTTTCTGATAGAGTAAACTGGTCAATAATCTTATTAGTTGAATTTGATTGTAAAACTTCTGGAACCTCTGACAACTTTGAAATATCACTGGTCGCATCATAATATTCAACGTCTACCATACCACCTTCGCGCAATAAATCACTTGGAATAGAAATACTATTATGATTTACAATATACTGATCTTTAAGAACTGGCGTTCCTTCAATAGTTACTGTGTGGAAATATTCATCTTGGGATGTTCCATCAATAACAAAGATTTTGTTTAAGTTGTCCGTTGATGTGCCATAATAAAAAATACTGCCACTTGGATTTTGATTTAATATTTCAATAATATTACCTGATCTTGCAGCAACAATGTTTCCAACGTAATCATCGCTCTCAACATTTACAAGCGTTCCAGTTTCATCTTCTTCCCAGAAAAGCAAGTTTCCATTTACAGTTAAGTCTCTAAACACACGCTGAACACCACTGCCAATAGTGATGTCTTCTTGATCTTCAAAGCACAAGTTCCAATTATCTTCAATTGATTTTTCAAATGAAGTTACGGTTGTGTCACCTTGAACAATAATTTCTTTTTGAACTCTCCAATCAAGATGTCCAACTGGAATTTCCATACCATCAGTAATATGTTCTGCTGTAGTAACAATAGATGATTTTGTTTTTGTACCAAATCCATATGCACTTTTTTTGTAAACACTTTGTGATTTGCCATTGATCTTATAAAAGTATGTTCCAAGAATTTTATTTTCAAAACTACTAAACTCTTGACCATAAACATAAGTATCAGCGTTAATAGAATTTTCAAAAAGATACTCTGATCTATAACCAATGTTTTTATATTTTAAAGGGAACCCTAGTTCATCATCATTTTTACCAGAACCATGAACATATGAGAAAATTTTATTTCCAACAAAGTTACTTTCATAATAATCACCAAGATATTCATTTGTTTCATCTACCAATTGGAAAAGAGGTTCTTGATTTAACTTTGTTTTTACTTGATTTGGCATAAGTTCCATCTCAGGCCAAAATTCAATAATTGGACGATATGCCTGTGTTTCGGCATTCTTAAATAGTTTTACATCCATGTCCTCAATGTGAAGAGATAAAGTGTGTAACGATGAATGATGGAACCAAAAACTATACTTACTCCACATAGTATCTGAACTATCACTTCTTTCGATAAGAACATAATCTTTTCCTAGATCATTAAGATTATCTTCACGTTGTAAGAATTTAACAGAATGACCAACGCCACCAACAGTGTAAACAATATCGTCATTGAATTTTACTTTCAAACCATTGAATAGATCAATAGACTTATCATCATATGAAATTTTTCCATATGGTTTTCCTTCAAGAAAACTAACCTGACTATCTATATCTAATTCAAGAATAGGAAGATTTGGACACCAATAATACTGTTGATAGTTAGCAAACATATCAAGATCAATTGGTGGATTATAAACGAATTTATTAGCACGGTATGCCCTATTAAGATTATAACCAGTATCTTCAAAGTTAAATGAAATACTGTTTAGAATGTTATTAAAATCAATTGTATCAGAAATAGTCCCATCGGGATTTGTAGAAACAATAGAAGGTGAAAGTTGCTTTTTATTTCCTGTGTTAACATAAACATCTTCTACAGTTTCAATAGTAGAACTATCATATGCACCCACGAAACCATCAAACCTTTCAAGATCACCCTTACTGATCATATTATCCATTGTTGCGTCCAACCATTTTTGGTTGATTGGATTTCTAAAAATAGATGGAAGGAACGTGCTAGTTTTTAATCTAGCAGTTGGTTTTGAACCTGTTCTAGTTTTGCTTTCTACACTATTCTTTTTAATTGGTTTAAATTTATCCATTATACATTACTCATTCTGATATTATCTTCTGTTATATTTAATACAATATTAATGTCATCAAATCCAACATCTGGAATAAACAATTCATCACTTTCTGGTGTGATTTGGAACAATTTGCCAAATACACTGTTTGTGCTTTCAGGAACAATAACAAAACTACCAATCACACCAACAAGTTTCTTGTGAACAAACGCTGCTAGTTCTGTAAAGTAAAAAGTTTCACCAAATTCCCAATTAGAGTAATGGAAGAATTCTTCGATAGCATCAATAATTTTTGATTTAATTTCACTGTCTGTAAGTGTTGTATTTGGTAATTTTATAACTTGAAAACCTGCTCTTAGGTTAGCGTCTGCCATATTACCAAACAAAATTTTATATTTTACTGGACGATAGATAACTGTGTCACTCATTGCTTTTTTATCGGTAATGTCATTGAATTGAGCATTTATTTCATCAAAAGTTGGCGCAACAGGTGGATACGTTGTATCACCTAGATTTACTTTTAACCAATTTCTAAATTCTTGATCATAACTTTTTGTAAGAACAAACGCGTCAATGATATTTGTAAAACTTGGATCAACGATCTCATTCATTGCTGGGAAATGTGACCACTGATATCTTTGCTCTACAATTGCTCCACCGTTCTGACCAATTAGAGAATTCAATGATTCTGGATCATCAGGACGCATATCGTTGTTTGTATCTGTTAGTCCAAGATATACTTTGTTCTTTTTGAATACCCCATTTTCTTCAAAATCGTATCCAATGATAAAGAATTTTCTAATAGTTCTAAGTGTGTCGTCGATGATTTCAATAGTATCACGTTTACGTTTTGTTGTGTATTCACCAAGAACATATTCATTACTTGTGTTACTAAATTCTGTTTCTGATTCAAATGATACTTTACTAATTGGAAAATCTACTTTTTCTTTTGAGACTTGAATATAAAGAGATGTTCGATTCGTGCTTGACCATTCTTGTGTCATGTGATCATACCAAAATGATTTTGTAGCATCTTTGTTTATTGCTTCGATCATTTTGTCTCGTATATCATTAGAGAATTTTCTAACCATTGGTGGAATAATAGAAATTAGTTTCGATCCTGATGGGATTGATCTATCAAGTGCAATAGCACCCTGTCCATTCTTTCTTAATCCAGTAGGAAGACCACCAACAAAACTATCAGTCAATCCAAGTCCATGATTAAAGATATTATTTGCTAGTGCCCAATAATGTGTGTCTGGTTGAATTGGATCAGAAAACTGTAATAATGAACCAACAACCATAGTATCGATGTCAACTGTTGTATTGCCAACAATATTACCAAGATCATCTGTTAACCAACCAGTGTTACTGTTGGCATTATTCCAAGACATATTAAGAGAATTACTTCTTTCATCTCTACTCACACTAGAAAAATAATGTGTTAAAAACATAGGGTCACTTAGAATTGAAACGATATTGTTTTCATAATTTACACTTGCGATCTTACTATCAAAGAATTTTTCTTTGCGAATATCTTCACGTGTTAGTTTACCATCAGTGTTGAAAAGTTTTACGTTACTGTATTCTCCTGTTGGGTCAGCGAGATCGATATATCTACTGTGTCCAGCATGTGTTCTGTTTACACTTTTGATTTTAGCAATTTGGTCACTTTTACTAATTAAGTAATTGTTGTAATCACTTGCTGTAATCATTCTATCTTGTGAGGCAAAAATACGTGGAGCATTTTCACGAATGTTATCAAGCGTTTCACTTGAACTTGCATTGTTTACTGAATCTCTTAGCGATACTACAAACTGTGCTGAATATGTGTTTCCATCTATGCCGATATATGGAACTCGAATTGTTTTACTACCAATATCATCTGGACGCATTGTATAACTTTGGTTAACACTTGTTCTATACCATACACGGATAATGTTTTTGGGAATATTACCAAACTCTTCCATTGGGAACATAATACTAACCTGACCATTTTCTCTAGTTTTTACACTAAAAATGTTTCTTTCACTGTTGTCTGTATTATTATAAATCTCGTTAAAACCATGAGCATTTTCAACTTTTGACCAATCATTTAATACTGTGCCATTGTCATCAATACTTTGAACCCAAACATCTTCATTATTAATGTTGTCTACATTTACATCAAGAGTCAATCCACCAATTGGGTTTGTGATCTCAAAATCTTGGAATGAGATACTACCTTGTTTAAAACCCATAAAGAAACCAGTTCCATTACTTGAAATTCCTCTACCATCATTTTTGTAAAAAAGATTAAATGCTGAACTTGTATTTGGTGATGTTTCTGTTAGTTTACCAACTTTATTGATATCAACACTATAAGCATTAAATGCTTCACCAGCACCTTGAACAACACCACTGAATTCAAAAACAATTTGACCATCAGTTGTGTTTAAACTATAGATATCCGTACCACGCACACTCTTACGTGGATTACCAAATTGGTTATTTGCTGTGAATACCGCATTCATGACCGCAATAAAATCTTCAAGATTGTTTACATTATTTGTACTTTCAAAACGAATATCTTTGCCAGACAATGTACTACCGTCACTACCAATAACATCTTCATTTGTTTTTACACTAACGACTTTTAGACTACCAGAAGCGGGTGTACTTCTTTTTGGTTTATATCCAAGAAAATCTGCTAGTTTAAGAACACTAGATTGACGTTGTGAAGTTGCTAAGAAATTATCACGTGCGTTAAGATCACCTCTGAATGCTAGGTTGTGACCAAATTGAGAAACGATATCAAGAAGAGCAACAAATTCGTTACTTTCAATCCAATCGTTAAAACTTTCTGGGTATGTACTTCTTACATACTCTACAATACTTTCTCTGATAGTATCAAAATCAAATGCTTGAAAATTAGCATTTACATAAGCATCATAAACAACAGAGTAATCTTCTGCCGCAAATAATTTAGTTTGTCTAACTCGTTGTGCCATGTTTATTCACCCTCTGGATTTTCTCTGTCAAACTGAACAACCAATGTAGTAACCTGTGAAAGTGGAATATAAATTAATTCAACTTCAAGTGTTATCGATTGTTCGTCATAATCTATTGATATAAAATTACTATCAAGTTCAAAACGTGGATCATAATTGATCACCGCACGAACTTCTTCTTCGATTTCCTCTACGATTTCTTCTGTTAGAGGTTCAAAAAGATAATAAGGAATAGATGTGCCAAAATCAGGATTAGTCCATTTCTCCCCTTTCGCAATACGAAAGTGGTTTATTAAATCCTGTTTGGCAAGTTCAAGGTCCGAAAGTGTCGAACTAGAACAAGTTGTATTTGAGTTTGAAAATCCTACTATTTTATCCATATAGGTATTTATTAAGATAATTATAGTAGTAGTTAATGAACTATTTGGTTATGAATAATTTATCCTCTGGCCACTGTAGATACATTTGCCAGTTTTCATCAGGGATATGAATATCATAATTTTTAGCATAGTTATTAATTTGATGCCACGAAGGTTTGTGTGGTTTTGTTTTTGGTTTAATCAATTTCTTGCCCTTCTTGCTGTTACATGGCATACAAGAAGATGTACAATTATCCCAAGTTGTTTTTCCACCCATCACACGTGGAATTACATGATCGATTGTAAGAGCATCATGACCAAATTTATCACCGCAATATTGACAGGTATTACTGTCACGTATGAATAAATTTCGTCTTGTAAATTTTGCTGATGTGGGGGTTCTGTGGTATCTATTTAAGATTATAACACTTGGGATTTCCATTTGGAAGTTTGCTGATCTGATCACTTTATCATATGAATGTAAGATTTTTACTTTATCTTGAAAAAATAATTTAACGGCAGTTTGCCATCCAACGGTACTGAGGGGTAATAGACTGACGGGTTGTGCGTCTGCGTTCAATAATAAAACCCTTGTGGGCATACCTTAATTCCTTTTTGCTTGTTCAACTATCTGCCTCATTCTAGATTGTGATAGTCCAGGAAGAAAATCGCCTGTTTCTACATAATATATATATTCTGCCTGTCTTTTAGAAACTGCGTCTTTAATTCTAGTTGGATAATTTTTTCTAAGAACTTCTAATCCATTTTGTAGTAATTTTGATCTAGAAATATATTTTCCATAAAAACCAAGCATAAGAACCTTTGCCTCTGCTTGTGTTCTCATACGGTCAGCACCATTGTTTACAAGTGCTGTTGCGATATAATCCCAATCCCCATTCTCCAAATACGATCTAATATCATACTTGGCAACTTCACTTCCTATATACTGAAAATTTCCTGTGTTATAATACAAACTTAACATAGCGTCATATTGTGATTGTGTCAACTCCGAAATTTTAAAAAGTTTCTTAAATTGTTTTTCTTTTGTTTTCCAATCACTAATCCAATCATTCCACGATTGTAGTTCTGTATAACCATCGCCATCTAAGTTTTTCACACTATTATATCCAATAATGTTCGTACCATTCTCTCTACGTTTATATGGTAACCAACCACTGCGTCTAAGGTTAAAGTTTAATATTTCATCACTTGCTTCCATATTGTCAAGTGTCTTTACAATAGATGTATAATCTTTTTCATCATAAACTGTGATTTCTTCTTGGACAGTTTCTTCACCCAATACGGTATCAACTGTTTCAGTTCTTGGTGTTCTTATAACATGCTTATCAAACTGTGACCAATCGATCACATCTTCTTTTTTAATTGTTGTTGGAACTACTACATACTTTGGCATTATACTTCATCCTTACCTTTTGATGTAGTAAATGTTTCTTGAACTGCTGTCAATCCCTTCCACGGTTGACGTTCAGGAACACGACTTGCTACACTCTTTGTTACAGCACCGTTTTCAGGAAGTGAATTCAAATTTGGTTTTTCTGCTGTTTGTCCAGCAGTGTTCATATCAATTCTATCAGATGTTTCTTTGTGGTGTTTGCTTGAAATATTTGTATTACCACCTGCTTCAAGTTTATAGTCAACGTTAGATTTCATATTGATGTCACCTTCTGCGTGAACATTGAAATCTCCTTTGGCATGAAAATTTATATCAGCATCACTAGCAACACTAAAACTGTTTGTGCTGTGAATATCTACATTACCTTCATTGTTGATTTCAATAAAGACATTACCTTTTTGGTTAGTAATAAAAATAAAACCATGTTTGTCATCCATAAGAACCTGTGCTCCACCGTTAGTTCTTAAACGAATATTATTACTGTCACCTTCGTTACCATCATCCATACTAAATGTATGTCCACCAGCAGTTGTCATACCAAAAACTTTACTAGGAGTTTCACGTCTAGCACTACTCATACTATGCCCACGGACATAATCTTCTTCTAATCCTTGATCTTCTAGTTTTTGTGTTTTTTCAACACGTGTTGGTTTTGTATTTGGGTCACCCACATCATGTGAGTTCTTTTCGCCAACTGGACCAATTTCACCATCTTTATTTTCAGCACTTGCATTACCACCCATATTGTGATTGGTATGAGACGTTACCAAACTTCCCATAAGTATTGCTTGTTCTGTAGTTGGGTCAAATGTAACCACAACAGTTGTTCCAACGGCAGGCGGTTGAGGCCACATACCAAAACTTTCTGTTGTTGTGTTTTCATCTTCAGTATCATCACTAATATCATCAACGCCACTTGATCCACCCATAGGTGTCATAAGCAATGCTGTATACGTGGTTGGATCATCTTTAAGACTACCAAATTCACCTATTTTAACACCAATTCTTCCTGTGTGATGAGAATCTGCATTATCCACAACTTGGGCAATATATGTCCCCATAGGAACATTTTTGTTCTTACGATGTCCACGTTGTCCGCGATCTGGTATGTTGATACCACTAGTTTTTCTTACTCCACTCATGATTGTAATCCTAAAAATGCTTGCTGAACTAATGCCACTGTTAAATCGTCTTTTTTACTACCTTCCAACTGTTGTATAAACTTGCCGCCTTGGAATCTTGTAGTTACTTGGTGGATCATATAAACGCCGCTAACTGAAATGTCAAGAATTGGTTTATATTGCTTATCAGCATCTGCCAAACTTTCATCTGGTAAAAAGTTTATAACCATAATCATTGTATCATAGTTTTTACTTATTTCTGTATTATTTTCGCTGCCCAATGTATACGCATCAGGATTTCCCATCCACCAAGGATCACCTTTTACAGTCATCGATAGATTTTGATTTCGATCATTTAATAAACTTCTTAAATGATCCAACGCCTCTGCCTGTTCTGTATCACCAGTAGTTTCATTAGTTCTTTGTTGATTTGCTGATACACTTGTAAATTCATACGAAGGAACTGTGACTCCAAACAAATCATTCTTTACTTTTACGGCACCAAGAAAATTAGATGCCAAATTCAGTATATTTGATTGAACTTCTGTTGGTTGGATTACTTCAGAAGCATCAGTATATCCTGTTCCAAAACTAACGTGCTTGTTTAAGAAATATTGAAAGTCATAACTAAGATCAAAGTCTAGAATTTCAGTGTTGTGTCCAGTGAAAAGATAATCATACCTTTTATGTATATACTTTGACATGTTACTTAGTAATACGTGTTGATTTCTAGGATTTTTTCTATGGTTTACTTCATCTTGTGGTTTTTCTTCATTCGGTCTATTAAATGTTTCTCTAAAACCAATCAATAATTCAATTTTTCTAATTGGTTGATTTGTTTCTGGATGTAATTCTGGATCGTCTCCAATTTTAACATGTGTATATGATGGGATTACTTCAACATCTAGTCTAGGTTCTGTTGGTTTTCTGTTCTTATTATACTCAATAATAGCAGGAACCTCTGTCTCTAATCGTTCTCTAATTTCACTAATAACATTGGAATTGGGACTAAGGACATATGCTTGTAATCCTAAGTTTTCAAATGAACTTGTGCCAGAACTACGTGGGTCCTGTCCTTTCATAAGTGAATTGCCAAACATTTGCTTAAACCTACTGGTCATTTTTATATTCCAATATCGCATAGGTCTACCTGGTTCATCTGGTCTTTTTCTTACAATATTACTTTCATATTTTTGTAAAGATGAATTAAGTCCCTTAACGTAATCATTTACTGTAGCAACATCTGACCATCTAATATCACTTTCAATAGAAGTGTGTTGAACTGTGTCAACAGTAGAAAGATTGGCAGATACTTGATATCTAGCACCCTCTGGTCCAACATTGGCATCAAGATTTGTAAGTTTTAATTGATATAAAAATTCATCTGGGTATTTTACAGCACGTGATGTTCCAGGTTCCAATCCCTTGAATTCAACCTTTAATACATATAAAGCATTTTGAATATTTTGAAATCCATATTCATCACTTAAAGACATTATTTTATGAAGTAAAGAAAATCCAAGAGGTTCTTGTATCTCAAAATTTAATGCACCTGTAACAACATTAGCAGTATCTTCTGATGCCCTTACTGTACTAACCATTGCTAAGTTATCAATTAAGAAATTAGTTGTTCTACCACTTGATGCAATTATTTTTGCTCTATTACTGTTGAGCACGGCAGTTTCATTAGTCGCTAATAATCTAGGACTATCAAAAATACTTGCTGTTACAATATATAGCGTTAGGTTATAAGTTGGACTATCTATGCCACTTAACCAATTATCCTTGATGTTGTTTATCATTTATGCGAACCTCGTAGGTACTATAATAGTCATTCCGCTTTTAAAATCAATAATAGGGTCAACCAATGTATCTGGGTTGAACTCAGCAAATACCCACCAAAGTTTAGAGTTACCATAAAGTTTATGTGCCAACAAGTCTGGTCTTTGGTTATATTTGTTTTCAACTATGATTGTTTGTGTACTGTAATTTTCTTTGTTTTGAATTGGATTTTCCCAATGATCTAGATATCGGTTATCAACAATTCTTGTATTTCTATAAACACTATCTGGTCCATACTTTGCCATTATCCAAATCCTTTTCTCAATCCAACACCACTTTTGTAATCTGATAAACTAAATTCATCTCTTACTTTATTTGGTGGATACTGTGTAACTAAGTCCAGAGTAACCAAGCATACTGATGGTATTTCAATAGTGCCAACGTTTGGCATTCTAAATGAAATATATTCAGCATCCTCTGTAAGTGTGTAACTAAATCCTCTAACTACAACAGGAACGTTTTTGGCATGAAGTGCTCCATACGTTGTAAATTTACAAATTGCTGGAGGCACACCCGCTGTCGCATAACTATTGCCACCAAATTCACCCTTTAAACACGCTTTAAAAAAATGTAGTGCTGCTGCTGTATAATATGCATCTTCTTCTGTCTGGGCAGTAAATGTACCTGTAATACTATAAGTCGGGTTTGGTGTATTGATATAATATTGCTGCTGATAAACACTGTGTGTTGTATCGTATGATCCATAAGACGCACTATGACCAAGTTGAACTGTTGGTGAATATGGGAATACTACCCCTTGCGTAGAGGCAAGTGGTGCTAAAAGTCCACCGAAACCAAATG